AACGGGACTCTTGCGACTGCCCGGTTGGGATCAGGTACTGCGGACAATACAACGTACCTCAGAGGGGACAGTACTTGGCAAGCAATCGCCGGGGCTACCCCGTACATTGACAAAGGCGACACAGCTACCTTCACGGCTGGTGCGTACATTACGTGGCAGAGGATCAATGCGGATCAGATTGCATCCCAGAGTAACTCCGCTACGATTATGTTCACTACGCTCTCCGTTGGAGCGGGTACGTGGCAATTCAACTACCACATTATTTATCAGACAGCCGCAACAACTACTGGATTAGGCATCTCAGTTAACCACACAGGAGCCTCTCCGGGCCACTACGTTGCGATGTCCCAGTTTGTCTCTACTGGAGGCGCAGCAGCAACAGGCGTAGCTGACCAAGTGCAATCCTCGCAGACAGCAGGTCTTGTGGAAGGTAAAGGCGAGAGAGCACTTAATACAATTAGCTCCTTCACTGTAGGCGTGGATACCGCTAGTGCTAACTGCTACGTAGTTTACTCCGGTCTTCTTGTTGCAACAAATACGGGTACTTTGCAGTTAAAAGTTACCTCAGAGATTAACGGATCAAACGTCCATGTTAAAGCTGGGTCATTTCTTGAACTGAAAAAAGTTGCCTAAGGAACAACAATGGAAGATGAAAAAGAAGGCGTTGTACACGTTGTCTCGCATCAGGACTTATTCGATAAGATACAAGAACTGGAGAAAATGGTGCGCGGTTGGTTCGTAAAAGCAGCAATGTTTGCCTTGCCTTTTGTTGTTAGCTCGGTTCTCTGGGTATGGCGAGTAGAAGCAGATCAGCAAGCATTCAACGCGGATATCAACGCTAGAGTCCAAGGAAACCAGCAAGCATACGGGGAGGCACGCGCTACCCAGCACAGGATTGAGTCCCGGCTGAACGAGATTAATCTGTTTCTCAGAGAAGATTCAAAGGAACTTCGGCAGGACTTGAAGGATCACACCAAGACCAATCATGGCAAATAAGGAAGTAAAGGAGCTAGCAGAGAACTCGTTAATAGCTTTTGCTAAGCTAGTTAACCCTATGCGGGTTTATGGCGAGGTTCATGAGAGAGTCTTCAGGTTCCTTGAGAAGGAAGGGCACGATCTTAACCAACTAATCATGATGCCCCGTGGGCACCAGAAGTCGCACTGCTTGGCTGTATGGTGCGCGTGGTGGGTCACGAAGGATCCTGAGACAACAATCCTGTACCTTTCCGCTACGGCACAGCTAGCAGAAGACCAGTTGTACGCGATTAAGTGCATTCTGGATTCCAAAGTGTACCGCAGGTACTGGCCTGAGATGCTGGATGTAGAGGAAGGCAAGCGCAGCAAGTGGAGTACCACGGCTATTAACGTGGACCATCCTAAGCGTACGGCTGAGATGGTACGGGATAACACAATTCGTACGGCTGGATTGACTACGAACACGACTGGATGGCACGCGGATATCGTTATCGCGGATGACGTTGTAGTACCGGATAACGCTTACACGGAGGAGGGCAGAAGGAAGACGGCAGCAGCTATGTCCCAAATGTCCTCCATCCTGAACGCTGGTGGGATGCTTAAGGCCGCTGGTACTCGGTACCATCCTGCGGATCAGTACAGCATCTGGCTGGGACAAGAGGAGCCTTTGTACAACGATAAGGATGACATCGTAGGATACAAAAGGATTTGGGATACTATTGAAGAGGTAGTTGAAGTAGATGGATCTTTTACGTGGCCTAGAGAGGCTCGATCTGACGGAAAGAGATTCGGGTTTGATCGTGAGGTTCTTTCTCGTATTTACGCTTTGTACACTGACAAGACTCAATTCTACGCTCAGTATTATAACAATCCCAATGATCCTGAGTCTAATCGTGTGGACCGCTCTCGATTTCAGTACTACGACCAGAAGTTTCTTACCCAGATGGGTGGGGTGTGGTTCTTTAAGGAAAAGCGTCTTAATATCTCTGCTGGCGTTGATTTTGCTTTCAGCCTGAGCAAGAAGTCCGACTACACAGCGATAGTCGTAATTGGCGTAGACGAGTCCAATGACATCTACGTAATGGATATTGACCGCTTTAAGTCCGACAAGATCAGCGAGTACTACGAGCGCCTGATTGCTATGCACAACAAGTGGGGCTTCCGTAAGCTCCGGGCTGAAGTCACTGTAGCTCAGCAGGTAATCGTTAATGACATCAAACAAAAGTTCAAAGAAAACGGGGTCAGCATCAAGATTGACGAATACCGGCCCTCTCGTCATCAGGGGACGAAGGAGGAACGTATTGCTGCCGTCCTTGAACCCCGGTACCAGCAGCAAGCCATATGGCATTATCGCGGAGGGTATATCCCCGTTCTTGAAGAGGAGGTACTTCTGGCTCGTCCTCCTCACGACGATATTGTGGATTGCTTGGCCTCAATTGTGGAAGTAGCGCAGAAGCCAAGGTCAAGAGAAACGTCCAAGAAGTCCAATATAGTTGACTTCGCATCGACGTACAATCGCCGGTTCGGTGGGTTCGGCACCACGATGAACACGAGGTTCGGTCATGGCGGGTAATGTAGCACAACTCAAAGAGGCCATCAGGCCGGATACGCTTGCTGGTCAGGTGTACATGATGTGGAATGATTTCTACAATCAGCGTAAGCCTTGGGTAGAAGAACAAAAGGAACTCAGGAATTACTTGTTTGCTACGGATACGAGTAAGACCTCTAACAGGACGTTGCCTTGGAGGAACAGCACGACTATCCCCAAGCTGACGCAAATCAGGGATAATCTTCATGCGAATTACATGGCTGCTTTGTTTCCTAACGACGATTGGCTCAAGTGGGAGGGCTTCACTCTGGATGATGCTCTCAAAGAGAAGCGAGAAGCCATCGAAGCGTACATGCAGAACAAGACCCGACTTGGGGGATTTCGTACTACTGTATCACAGTTGGTTTACGATTATATTGATTACGGCAACTCTTTTGCTGATGTGGAGTGGGTTAACGAAACTAAGCTCGATGCCCTGACTGGAGAGAAGATTCCGGGGTACGTAGGCCCAAGGGCTGTGCGTATATCGCCACTCGATATAATCATCAATCCAACGGCTAACAACTTCAAGAACACTCCGAAGATGGTCCGTAAGATCTTCAACCTCGGGGAACTGAAATCCATGGTTGAGGACTTCCCTGAGAAGAAATGGATCAAGGAAGCTGTAGCTACAGCAATGCGGTTCCGGCATGACATCGCTAACGGGGCGTACTCCATCGAGGACTTCGATAAAGCGGCTGGGTACACGATTGATGGGTTCGGGAACCTGTACGAGTACTACCAATCCCCGTACGTGGAACTGATCGAATTCGAGGGGGATATCTACGATCCATACACGGATACCCTCCTAAAGAACCACGTTATCACGGTAATGGATCGGAACAAGATTATCCGCAAGGAACCTCTGGAATCATGGCTCCCGAAGGGTACGAAGGCCCACGTAGGCTGGAGGCTTCGACCTGATAACCTGTACGCAATGGGTCCGCTGCACAATCTCGTAGGTATGCAGTACCGGATTGACCACCTTGAGAACATCAAGGCGGATATGTTTGACCTGATTGCGTACCCACCCCTGATGATTAAGGGAGAAGTTGAGGAATTCGATTGGGCACCCGGAGCAGAGATCCACATGGATATCGATGGGGAAGTAGGTATGCTGGTGCCGGATACTACGGCTCTGGCTGCTGATACCCAGATCGCTATCCTTGAGCAGCGCATGGAGGACTACGCTGGAGCACCCAAGCAGGCCATGGGTATCCGTACTCCGGGCGAGAAGACGGCTTACGAGGTACAGGCTCTGGAGTCCGCAGCCGGTAGGATCTTCAAGGAGAAGGTCCAGAACTTTGAGACGGAACTCCTTGAGCCCCTCCTGAACGCTATGCTGGAAGTCACCCGCAGAAACCTCGATATCAACGATACCATCCGGGTAATGGATGATGAACTCGGCGTAGCCATCTTTGCTACGGTCACGAAGGAGGACATCACGGCTAACGGTAAGCTCCGTCCCCGTGGGGCACAGCACTTCTTCAGCCAGCAGCAACTTGTTCAGAACCTCACTGGCCTCCTGTCCTCCCCTGCTGGGCAGTTGATTGCTCCGCACATCTCCAGCAAAGCTCTTGCTAGGATTGTAGAAGATCTCTTTGGTGTAGAGCGGTACGGTTTGATTGCGGAAAACATTGCTCTGGTAGAGGCTCAAGAGCAACAGCGGTTCATGAATACCCTTCAGGAACAGTTGGTGGCAGAAGACGCTGCTAACATGTCTATTGACAATCAATCGGACTTAATGTAACATGGAGGCTCGTTGTGGCTAAAAAAGGCGAATACAAGAAAGGCGCTAAAGCGGATTCCGTCAAGCAACGAAAGTACAACAGTACTGACGAGCAGAAAGCGAACCGCGCTGCAAGGAACAAGGCTCGTAGAGCAGCCCTCAAAGAGGGTAAGGTCCGCAAGGGCGATAACAAAGACATCGACCACAAGAAGGAACTCTCCAAAGGGGGTTCCAAGTCCCTGTCAAACACCCGAGTAGCTGACGCCAGAGTTAACCGCAGAGCGGGCTCTAGGATCGGTGGGCAGCGGACAAAAGCCAAGTATTCTAAGTGAGGCACAAGTTGTGAAGAAAACTTCGTCAAATAAAACAAAACCACCTAAAATGCGTGGATTGTTTA